GTGGCTTCGGGAACTGCACCCAGCTTCATGCGAGCTACATACTCATCGAACATCTGTTTGCGCGTGATTCCCGTATCGGTAGAGGCGGCAGTGGCAAAGTACTTCAGGAAGGTATTGGCATCCTTGGGCGCAACCGTCGTGGCCGAGGTGCCCCCCGACTCTCGATTGTAGTAGCCCATCAGAATGTCCATGTTTTTCAAGTAGTACTCCTGTACAGGGTCTGACTGGACCGCCTCTTGCTCCAACTCCTTGACGCGTGCTTCCCACTGGGAACACTGAATCACATCTCCAATCTCGTTGGACGCGCGAACGGCTTGAATCCGCTCTTTCAACTGGGCCAACTCCGCCATGGCCTCTGCCTTTGATTGTGTCTCGCGCAATCCCTGGACAATATCTTGGTGAACCGAATCGAGCGTCCCGATGGACGCCGATCCCGTTTCCCGTATCCGTCTCACCTTGAATACATCCATACTGAACTTGTGGTTGTCTATGTAGATGGGTTCTTCAGTGCCTCCGTGACTTCCTTCATAAAAGCGGGGTTTGAACAAATCTGGGGCCTCTGCTTGCGAACGGCAGACAACAGGGTGGCAAAGTCCAATCCGAAGTTCTTACACATGTAGTACAGCAGCAGAAAGGCTGAACGATTGATACCTGCCTGGCAGTGAACAAACACAATGGCGTTGGGGGCACGCAGAAATGCACGCATGGCTGCCTCGAAGGCGGGGTACCAGTCGAGAATCTTGACCTGCACAGAGTCGTAGGCGTCCAGCTGAGCGTACCGGCTCGGATACAGACGGCGGAACCACGCAGGCGAGTCGTCGGAGAAGGCGCAATTGATGACATGTGTCACCCGATGCGTATTCACGAAAAACGGGGTCAAGGACGCACCTGCACCCAAGCAAATGTTGGGATACACCCATGCAGGGGTGTCACTCATTCCTTATGAAGTGTTGCGTGTCTTAAATCCCCAAACTACCGAGAAACACGGAGAGCAGGTGGGCAATCACCACGGCAGCGGCGCCGAGGACGCCCGCGCCCTGCCACGACACCACGCCGCCACTCGTGTACATGGCTGGCAGATACTGGAGCAGCATGTTGCGAGGCGTCGACAGGGAAATGATGGCCGCGGCGACAAAGAAGCAGAAATACAGCTTCAGGTTGCGGAACATGAACCCCATGGCTGGCAGCGACGGCTTGAAGGACGGAATCATCGAGCCCTGTGTCGTCTGCTCGGTGGACGGCATCGGGATCAGAGGCGGCGCCGACTGGTTGCCCTGCGGAGAGGGGAGCAAGGCGTCCAAAGAGGTGGAGTCACTGTCCATTGTTTATACTCAAGGCATCTTTTCGCATGTCGCATCTTCCACGCGGTAGCGATAGCACTTTCCGTCGATTCGATTCGTCTTGGTCTTGATGTCGTCCAGTGGCAAGGCAAGTGTGTGCTGTGTCGTGAAGTCGCGGTGAAACAGCAGCGCGGCTAACCCGAGACCAATGATGAACGAAAAGAAGGGCCGAGCACGATCGATTGCGGCAGTGATGTTGAGCACCATTACTTCTTAAGAGAGGCAAGAAGGTTGAAGGAATCTGTCTCGGATGTGCATGGAACCTCCGTGGCTTCCACACGGACACACCCTGTATCCGTGTGATAGACCATCTGTCCGTCGGCGGGATCGGGAACCTTGGACACTGTGCGCTTGGGAGGAATGACAATCGTGGACAACAGCAACCCAAAGGTCACGCCTGCGACGAACCATATGCCGTCGATCATTATGGTTTAGGCGCGAAAAACCTATCCCTCAACCCAGAGAACCCTTCGGAAAAGTTGATCGACCCCTTTCCTGTTCCAGGCACCTGCCCATTCTCTACCATCTCGTTGCCCTTTGGCAGCTGGCTCTCGACAAAGTACCAAAAGGCGAATTGAATGGCAAAGGACCACACGGGGGCCAGGGCGGCGAGGAATGCCATGACATACTTGGTTGGTCCGAACTGACCCACCATACTCGCGGCCGTTGCAAAGATGACTCCATACGCACCGAACCTCTTCTCCGTTACATTACTTGGAGTGAGTCCAGAGATCAGAATGTGGTTCCAGATCTGGTACGCCCAGACAATCATCAAGATCCAAAAGACAATCACGGTCAGCCAAAACTGGAGTGTGCCCGCGGCGAGGGCGGCCTTCCAACTGAGTTCACTGGGTTTCTTCATCAACAGACCCCACGCAGACAGTTTGCCGAGGATGATGATCTGGTCCGCGGTAAAACTCCTTGTGTGGTATCCATCGGGATCAATCCATTGAATCGCCGCGACAGGTGGGCTCACCTGAATGGAGACTGGATCGTCGGGTTCCGTGAGAAGGCCGTCGTCTCGCAGGTCGTTCATGAGTTTCTTGACGGGGTACTCCACATATCCCCCATACCGATTCGCGTTCAGATACTTGATGATGTCGAATGTCTGTTTGCCATATGTGAACTTGGCACTCACAATCCGAAGCCCTGGATCTGGGGGACTCGGAAAGTTGTAGGACGGGGCAGTGGGAATCGTCGGAACCACAAAGGACTGGGAGGTCACGGGTTCATCCTCCTTCGGGGCCGTCCGCACTTGGTACGGATTGACCTTGACAGGCGGCGGTGGGTTACTCATATTGTTAAGAAGCAAACACAAGATTGGCAAGACCGCTCACGACACGCAAGTAGTTGTAGGATTCCACATAGGCACCAACAGTGTAGGTGTACTGAAACACGACAGTCGAGTTTCCACCCGTGGTGGCATTCTGAACGACTGTCACGAGCTGGTCGGGCGTGTACAGTCCAACCAGCGCTGGAGGGATAACCAGCGGATTCGTGCTCAGTGCAGTGGACTTGAGAATGCACACAATGGTTGTCGTTGGAGCATCTGGCTGGTTCGGGGCTGGCAGGGGCTGGAGAAGGGTCAACCGCAACACCGCCTTGTTAATCGTGCTTCCGTTCGCCGCACCCGACGGTTGGTACTCGTTGTTGTCGAGGCCAAAGGAATACATGTAGACGCCTGGAAGCTTGAGAGCGGTTGTTCCAGACGCAAATCGGTAGGTCTCGAGCAGCGAGTAGTAGTCGCCTGGCTTGACCTGCAGACGCTCATTGCCATCAAACAGAATGACTCCATCCACCACACTGTCCCGAGGAAACACTGAGCTCACCTGGTTCTGGCCCGACGCATACAGGCTCGTGGCCACATCCGTTGTGTTCACGGTCCACGGAGCTCGGTCGGGGTTCGGCCAGTTCGTGTAATTGTCCCACATGTTGCTTGCAATGCTGTCTGAACGAGCAACGACCCACGTCACACGAGTGACCAAGTTTCGCATGGGTAGAAGCAAGTCCGTGTTGGGACCGTACTGGCCCTCGGCGCCTACGTAGCTGATTTCCTTGAACATGTAGCTCTGGTCCGCCGTGGCGAATTGGTTCATCTCCATCTCCGTCAGGTAGAAGAAGTTGCACTCCAGGTACGGGTCGGGGAAGAAGGTCGTCACGCCAGGGTTCGTGGGGGCACCATTCGGCAGGGATGGCGTCAGAAACAGGCTCATGGGAAACACATCGGGACGAACGCGCTGGCCATAGGTTGACGACGTGGGAGCCACATCGATCACCGTGTACAGAAACTTCAGAGGACGCAGAGTGACATTAATGTACACCTCCGTATTCTGCATGGACACGAGCGGAAGAGCGGACCCCGCGCTCTCGCAGAACCAAAAGTGAAGGGGGATGATCAACTGCCTGGACCGAATTGACGGTTCGGGAACAGAGCTGCCCGGGAAGATGGTATTACCCGAAATGTCCTGGGCTGGGGTTGCGTACGACACTGCGTGGGGATACTGTCCCTGCCGATCGTAGGCATTCGAAGGGTCATAGAGCTCGGTGACATTTCCTGTCATCTTGTCGACGGTCGAGCGCTTCGTCGCGTCAAAGGTCATGTAGGAATACAGCTTCATCCACTCACCCGACATTGTCTGGATCCGCTGTCCATTCATGGTAAGCTCGATATTGTCGATCAAGTTGTACCCGATATTGCGAATCCACTCGAACTCGTATCCAATGGCGCTGCATCGGCTGTCGTAGCCTGTCGGCGGAGTCGTCACGGGAACCAGCGGAGACCAAATGTCGGGGAGAGTAATCACCAGGTACACATCGTTGAGCAGCTGAGCATACCGATCGATGCGCGCAGACAGCTTGCGAGGCTGAGAAAAGTCAAAGTTGAGATTGGCAGTTCCAAAGTCCACGCGAATATGCTCCATGGCAAAGTTCGTGTGGCGTTTGTATGTGTTGCGAAAGTGGGTCATGGACGGGTTGCCATTCACCAACTCGTTCTGAGCCCCAACCCCCACTAACTGGAGGAGTGCACCAGGCATTTGTAGTTACGGAACATCATTGTTTAATACAGAACACTTCCACTCGACACGCAGCATGAAGATGTGAAGGACTTGCCCAATCCGCTACATGTCTGATTTCCACGACACGCGGCCGAGACAAACTTGTTGTAGACCGTTGCCCGATTGGCCTGAAGAATCGTGTAGTTGTACCCAGACTTGTTCTTCGCCTTGACGGGGGGATCACTTGCATATGTGTTGCCAATGATCTGGCGTTTTACGGACGTCAGGTAATCCTGGGCAGAGTTGACCTGCATACTATTTATACAGAGCCGAGAGAATTACATAATGCGCTTTGTTCTCGTGAGCACACACGTCGACCAGACCACTGGGTACTCCAAGGTGGCGTACAATCTCCTTCGTCAGGTGGCGTCGATTGCCCCCAAGGTCAAGACGTTCCACTTTGGGTTCCAGCGTCATCCCGAGCGCAAGAACATCCGCAAGCTTCCAGACTCTGTTACGGGATACGACGCGGCCGCCAATGAGGATCCGCGCGAGGAGGGATTCGGGTTCAACAAGATCAACGAGTACCTGGAGATGGTTCGGCCCGATGTGGTTATGATCTACAATGACCCGCTAATCATCTGCAAGTTCCTCGAGGCAATGAAGTACGACAAGGCGACCTCTCCCTTCAAGCTGTGGCTCTATGTCGACCAGGTGTACACGGGTATCGCCCAGCCGCTGGTGGATGCCATGAACAAGCACGCCGCCACGATCTACTGCTTCACCAAGGACTGGGCCAAGACCTATGCATCCTATGGCGACAGCCCCACCCTCAAGGTCATTGAGCATGGTCTGGACGCATCTGACTTCACTTGCATGAGCCGAGACCAGCGGATGGCTCTGCGTCGGACGCTCAAGATTCCGACGGACGCAGTGGTGTTCCTGAACGCGAACCGCAACAGCCAGCGGAAGCGTCTTGACACGATGATCATGGGCTTCGTGCATATGCTCACCAAGAAGCCCGATGCACCCCTGTACCTCATGGTGGTGACTGCCATGAATCCCCAGCAGGGTGCGTTCTACGACCTCCAGCGCATCTACATTAACGAGCTGAAACTTGCGAAGCTGGATGTCGACACATTCAGCAAGCGCATGATGATCGTGGACACGGCGCATCCGAACACACTGTCGGATAGCCAGATCAACGAGATCTACAATGTCACTGACATTGGTCTGAATACCTCGGATGGCGAGGGGTTCGGTCTCTGCCAGCTCGAGCACCTGTATACGGGCGCCCCTCAGGTGGTGACCACGGTTGGAAGCTACCCCGCCTTCCTGGATTCCACTGTAGCGACCTTCATCCCTGCGTCGGGCCTCCAGTACTTTGCGGGGTCCATGCCGCTGGGCTTCTCGGCGCCGACCTTTAGTCGCGAGGACATTGGAGACGCCATGCTAGACGCTGTGGAGAAACTGGACTCTCGCAAGGCGGCGATTCGCTCCTATCCGTTCAAGAGCTGGAGCAAGGTATGCGACGATTGGCTCGAGGACCTTCACCGAGCCTCGTAAGTCGGCTTGCCCTCCAGGACCCAACGGATCTGAGTGTCCGAGATCTTGCGACCCACGGGAATCAGACGGTTGTTATCTTCGAATGCCACGCCATCAAAGACCTCCGTTGTCAGTGGATCAATCAGAAACAGGATTCCCTTGATCACCACCTTCTGCAGACGGCGTGTCTTGCGCTCCATGTTGCGGAGGTAGGTGGAATCCAGATCCTCTGACTTGACAGACGGCTTGAAGGCCAGATCCTCGCCTGTGATGGTGCTGTCGAAGCGCATGCAGGAAATCACTGGCTTTTCCTTCGAATGGAGCTTGCGGTGAATTTCGCAGTCCACCGCTGATTGCTTGAGCAGCAGGCCGATCTTTTGGTTGATCTGGTTCTTCTCAAACGCAATCTCGTACAGGTACTCGTCGGCCGACATGAAGGTCTCGACAGGTCCTCCACCCTCGTAGCGTTTCATGGTCGTGTCTGCGCGACGAATCGGAGTAATGTTCGGAAACTCGTTGGACTTGGACTGTTCATCTGTGAAGACAGACACATAGAAGCTAATACGCACTGTCCTCTCCTCTGCGGGGAGCGTTGCGTGGGAGCAAATACGAATGGCGCGTCCGATGACCTGGTCGTGACGAGCAGGTGTCCAGTGAGGCTCGAGAATGTGCACATGGCGGACATTGGCCAACGTGATACCCTCAGCGCCTGAACTGGAGGCCATCAGCAAACACAGAATCTTCTTGCCGCGAGCCTGCACACTCGTCTTCAAGGCCCCGGGAAAGGAGGATTCAAATTTATTGTTGAAGATCTGGCGGGTCAGTTCGCGCTCCTCAGCTGACTCCTTGCCCGTGTACATGGTGTACGCAGGCTTGGCAGGATCCATCTCGCCCTCGGCCCACTGTCCGTTCTGCTTCACGAGCTTGTACGGCTGCCATCCATTGGCTTCCAATATGGCCGAAAAGACGCCAAGACCTTCCAGCTCACGGTACTGGGAGTAGACGAATTGGTTGCGATACTCTGCTTCGCCCACCGACTCCTGGATCAACTTCAAGGCCCGCAAGAACTTCGGGCTCAGAACCTCCAGTGCTTTCATGGACAGGTAGCGCTCGGGGTTGGTCCTGAGCTTCTCGAGAATAGCGGGCTTGTCGACCACCTTGTCCTCGTTCTCGGCCTCCTCGCTCGTGAACTCTGCTCGCAACTCTGCAGGCAGGAGGTAGTTACACGCCAAACGCGATAGAACGCGGTAGCTACCCAGGTTCTCGTCGAGCGACTTCTTTCCCTTGTTGGAGTCCATCTTCAGCTCGGCCCAGCGCTGACCGAGATAGTGCGTGAACTGCTCCTTGGACATCGGAACCTTCTCCAGCATCTTGTCGTCGTCGACACGGCGGGGCAACATACGCTCGTCAGCGCCCTTGAAATATGACACTAAGCCCTGGATGCGCCGCTGGAACAGAAGCGGGTTCTTCACTGACAGTCCGTCGAGAAACATGGACGAGAACTCGGCAAACGGCGAAGGCAGACCTTCGAATTCTTCAAGCGACACCCGCTCCATATCAATCTCCGCACCTGCCAACTCCACTTCCACCTTGGTCTTGAATCCATTGATCCAGTCCGCCGCCACGGCCACCCACTTCATGTCGGCCTTGTACTGGACCGCAATGCGATCGCCTTTCTCATTGTACACCGAGCGGAACTGCGGGGGGTTGCGAGTGATCATCACGACCTTCTTGGACGCATTGAACTCGATGGTGTCCACTTCGGGCTGCTGGCGAAACGTGGCAGTCAGCTTGTCCTCGTCCCATCCCTCGATGCGCTTGAAGGGAATGGTGATGCGCTCAATCGGTCCGCGCAGGAGATTCATCAGGTAGGCAATCTCGTTGGGGCGGTTGATGACGGGCGTTCCCGACAATGCCACAATCTTGCAGCGCTTAGCCTTGTACAGGGCCTGGTATACGGGGCTCACCACACCGTCCTTGTCGGCGATACGAGAGATGAAGTTGTGGACCTCGTCGACAATCACCACCTTGTCCTCGAACGGGTTGGGTCCGTCCTCGGGAACCATCTCCTTGACAGCCGCGCGCGTCAGGCCGTTGTAGTTGACAAAGGTGTAGCGCTGACTCAAGATATCCTCGACCTGGGCACGAATCACATCCTGCTCAGTCTTGGGCAGGTCAGCAAAGTTCGAATTTTCATTGGGGACAGTGGAAAAGAAGCGGTTGTTGCGGTCGAGGAATCCGTCGGAGATACCCATCGTCTTGGCCGTCGCCCGTGTCTCCTCGGTCAGCTGCTGCTGGCGCCAGTGGTTCTCATACGCATAGATCGGGTCGCCGCACTTGCGTAACTCGCCGATGTAGTTGGCTTGGAGAGAAGCGGGTGTCATGACCACTGTCTTCAGGGTCGTCAACAGAGACTCGGCCACGGCAATCGACGAACAGGTTTTGCCCGAACCCAAGCCGTGATAGAGCAGAATGCCGCGGTAGGGCGTCTCGATGAGCAGGTAATCCCGAATCAACTTCTGGTAGTGGAGCAGCTCGCGTGCGTTCGACTGACTCTTGCAGAGATCCTCCTCCTTGTCGTCGGCATCCTGCGGCTCGCGGGGTGACTTGCGGTACTTCAGAAAGGTGCGGGTAATGAAGTCCGCAAAGGCCTTTCGGTTGGGGAGGACGTAGCTCATTATCTTGTGGTGCGTTGAAATTATCGCGGATGTAAACAGAGATGAGTGACGACGCCGACCCAGAGGGTGATAAAAGTCGTATGATAGCAGAAGAGGGGAACAAACGCCGAGCCCGTGCTGAAGCCGCCAAGGCAGCCCTTCCACCGACAGAGTCTATCTCCGCGATATACATAGATGAAAAGGGGAAGACATATGATGTCGTTGCCACAAAACGAGGCAACACTACTAGGATACTAATACCCACAGGTGTCCTCGGTCCCAACGGGAATAATTCTCCAAGCGGATCCTCTGAACCTCCTAGCGGCGTGGCTGGAACTGCGTTTTCGATAAAGCTCTCGTTTGATGAATTCAAGAAAAGACTCCCAGCGTTTCCTATGGCCAGCGGAGAAGTTCCTGGCCATTTCATGCCAAAATCTGGTGGGGGTCGTCGTCGCACCCATCGCAAGTCACGCGCTCGCAAAACTCGTCGCAGCCGTAAGTAATGGAGGTGACGCGCAAGACGCATCGCATCTGGATGGTGTCCATCTTCCTCTTCTTGATGGCGGGGTTCCTGTACCTCAAGCCCCAAGTTGCGTTCGGGCGTGAGGGACGGATTCGTCCGTTCGGGTCAGGTGACCGTGAGGCCACGGTCTTCCCGGTGTGGTGGTGGGTGTTCGTGCTGAGTGTGGTCGCCTACTGTATCACAATCTACCTGGCAAAGTTTCGCGTGTGAGCACAATGGCCAAGTGTCCATACAAAAACGTTGCAGGGGAAGTTGGAAAAGGGTGGCACTCCTACCGCTTCCTTGGCTTCTCCGTCGTGGACATTGTGGGCACCTTCTTGTTCTTTGCCGTGCCGTCGGCATGGTACTTCAAGGGCAATGTGTGGGTCCACTTTTTCGTGTGGCTGGTGATTGGCGAGATTGCTCACTATGCGTTCGGGGCCCAGACAGCACTCCTGACTGCACTAGGAATCGATGTTCACTGTGACTCGTAGGCTCGCACAATCTCCGTCAGCGAATCGATCATGTGAATCCGCTCCACATGGTGGGGTCGCACATAGTTTCTACACTCCTCGAGTGTCTTCCAGCCGATTCCCGAAATCTCCCGCTTCTGCATGTAGGTCATCTTCTGACCTAGATTCACGAGCTCGGGCTTGGTCAGCAGGGCCACAAAGTACACATGGCGATACTGGACACCATTCAGTCCCGTAAAGGTCTCCTCCAGCAGGATGTTGTTCAGGACCACATAGGCCTCGCGGGGAACATTGGTCTCCTCATTGAACTCGCGCAGGGCACACTCGAGATCCGTCTCGGTCCGCACACGACGACCCTTGGGAAACCCCCATTCGGGCTCACCGTACACAGACGCAAAGGTCGAGACCATGCCCGTTCGGTTCAGGGAGGCAAACTTCTCCTTGGACACCAGGTACTCGTTCGAGGTGTGGTCATCTCCCCACAGCTGACGCCACAAATCATCAAACGGCTTGCGGGCGATATCCTGCTGTTCCGCGATGGTCATGTTGGACAAGAGTCGGCCCACATAGTCCGTGTCCATGGGGTCGTACTTGCCCCGCATGAACTCGGCAAAGCTCATGCTGTCCTTCCGCCGAATCATCAGGACCTTCACGGACTTCACATCTGCGGGGATCTGTGGGGCATCCAGAACCACCAGCCCACACGACAGCACTGGGTCCTTGCACCCTCTAAACACATGGCCCTTCTCTCCGCAGTTATTACAATACATTACGACTGGGTTTCGTTGTAGGATTGAAGTCCGTTTTTCCATTATGCAAATAAAGAAGTTCCCTTGTAAACACAAATGGGCGCGACTACAAGCACACCAGGCGTGGCGGCAGTCCTTCCCGTGGCCACCCAGCCCTATATTCCTTCGTCCATGTCGTCAACCTCATCGGTCCTCTTGGGGTTGTTTGTGGGCTTTCTGGTAATTATCGTGGTGGTTGCAGCATTCCGCAGCGTGAGTGCTAGCAAGACCGTGGATGCCTCCCCTACCCCCATCGACGCCAAGGTGGGCGGCACAATCCCAGCCTCTGCGATTCCACTGAATCCAGGGGCGGACTACAATCTACAGTTCTGGATGTTCGTCCAAGACTGGGATTACAAGTTTGGCAAGGAGAAGGAGGTTCTCATGCGGACAGACGCGACGAACCCGTCCACCGTGAGCCCTCGCATCACTCTGCACCCCACGGACAATACGCTGAATGTGTATTTGACAACCTTCACGAGTGGATCGACCAGCGTGGGCAAGTACCAGCCTGGATCGGCCGTGGGATCGACGGATACGGGATCGACCTGGCTCTGCGCCATTGAGAACATTCCTCTGCAGACATGGTTCTCGGTGTCCGTGACAACCTTCCAGCGCAACTTGGATGTGTTCATCAATGGCAACCTTGTCAAGTCCACGGTCATTCCAGCGGTGCCCCGTTCGGCAACGGGCAACATCCTGGTGGGTGCCAATGGCGGCTTCTCGGGATACATCTGCGGCGTCCACGGCGCGGGCAAGGAACTCAAGCCCGCCGAGGCTCGCGATTTCTACGCTGCGGGAACCAGCTGCAAGTCCCTGGTCAGCGGAGATGGTGCCGCAGGCCCCACTGGAACGGTCTACAATCTCTTTGGATACACCATCATTGTCGAGGATCCGTCGGGTAAGCCCGTGACATCCACCGCAGTCTTGCAAGGTGTGTCCGCGGCCTCCTGGAATCCGTTTGGAGGAGCAGGCAGCAATGCACCAGTTGGTGCCACGGACCCGTCAAAGGCTGTCTCTCCCACGGGATCCACTGGACCTGCAGGTGGCACCGAATCAAAGTAGTTAAACATGTATATCCACTTAGTACAATGCGGCTCCTTCTGAAGTTTCCTACCCGCTCCAGGCCTCAACAGGCACTGAAGACGCTCCAGGCGTATTGCAATATGGCAACACGCCCAGATCGTATCGGAATTGCCCTGTCGTGCGACGAAGACGACGACAGCATGACACGTTCCCTCGTCCAAGAAGAGTTTACCCGCATCATGGGGAATGCAGAGTGGTCTCGCGTTTTTTACGGGAACAACAAGACCAAGATTGAGGCGTGCAATGCCAACATGTCCGAGATTACCTATCCGTGGGACATTGTCATGCTAGTGTCCGATGACATGGTCCCCATTATCAAGGGATACGACGATGCCATTCGTTCGCACATGATGGCCTCGTTTCCCGATACCAATGGGATTCTCTGGTTCAATGACGGACACCAAGGAAATGCCCTGAACACCTTGAGCATCATGGGGCGTGTCATGTACAACCAATTCGGCTACATCTACCAGCCGACCTACAAGAGCTTCTACTGCGACACAGAGTTCACGGACCTGTGCAAGACAACGCTCGCCGACAAGTGCCTGTATGTTCCAACTTGCATTGTTCGCCACGAACACCCTGGTCACGGATACGGTGGGTACGACGCACTTTATGTCAAGAATCAGATGACCTGGACGGACGATATGACAACGTACATTAACAGGAAGGCCTATTCCTACGACTGGACGATTCTGATTGCGACAATTCCTGGTCGAGAGAACTCACTGCAGTCACTGCTCAAGTTCATTCACGAGACATCTCGTGCAGTATGTCCAGACCTTCGTGTGAAGGTTGCGATTGGATTCGACGCCTGTGTTCTCAGCATTGGTGCGAAGCGGCAGCAGATGCTTCAGGCCGCAGAAGGAAAGTATGTCTCCTTCATTGACGATGACGATCGCGTGACGCGAGAGTACTTTGAAGATGCATCTGCATGCATTCGGGGCGGGTTTGATTGCTGTCGTCTTCGCGGAAAAATCTCGTCCTGGACCTTCACGCACAGCATCGCCAATAAGCTTGACCAGCCCATGGCGAACGAGACGACCTTTCTCCGCCCACCGAATCACCTGAATGTGATGAAGGCCGACATTGCAAAGACCGTTGCCTTTACGGATGCATTGTACGGCGAGGACTTGGACTGGACAATTCGTCTTGCCCGGACGGGATACATTCGAACGGAGTATCAGCCCGATGAAGAGCGCATTCACTACATCTACGAGATGCGAGACCGCGCCCTTAGTTCAGCTATTCTCGAGCGCCAGCGGAACACTACGCATGAGCAGATGCTGGCAAGTGTTCTCGTGACTCGTGGGTCCGCACCGCCTCCGCCCGATACACCGAGTACCCTACAGCTTCGGCTGGGAGCACGGGGGTTCACGCGAACATAGTTTGTAGAGTAGAAGCAATGCAGGAGTGGATCGTGGTCGCTGCCAGTGTAATCGTCATCGGCGTGTTGTTCTATGTATTTGTCCTGTCTCGGCCGTCGGACTCGACAATGGAAGTGATCTTACCTGGGGGTCAATCTGGAAAGACGGAGATGTATCCATCCGCCCACATCTTTCGCTCATTCAACCAGCCCGATGGAGCCGTGTTCAGTTACGCGTTTTGGATCACAGTGAATGACTTTACCTTCAACTACGGTCGCCAGCGTGTGATCTTCAACAAGAACAACTGTCCAGGTGTCTATCTGGACTCCACACCCAACGCCATGCTGATCAAGATGAATACCTATGGCGGGAACCAGGAGAGCGTGTTGATTCCGAACATCCCTGCCCAGAAGTGGATGCATGTGGTTGTGGAAGTCAATCAGTATGCGCTGAACATTTTCATCAATGGCATTCTTCGCCAGACGCACACCATGTCCCAGCTGCCCCTCCAGAACACGGATTCGTTAATCGTGGGATCCAGCGAGTTTGGCTGGGATGGCACGATCTCAGGATTGACCTACTACTCGCGGACGCTGAAGCCCGAGGAGATTGAGCGGATGGCAAAGGACCAGCCCTCTGCGTCGGCCATCATGCCCTCGATGCCGCCTTATTCGGATCTTGGATGGTATATTGGACCGTTTAAATCTGCATAAAGACTAAATGAGTTCAGGCGGTCGTCGTGGTACCGATCTATCGGGCAATACAAGCATGCGCATTCAAAACACCTCGGATGTGGTCTACCAACAGAAGGTCCAGCTGATCTACACGACGAACAATGCAATCTCAAACACCATTCCTGCTTGGGGTGGTCGCAATGCGTACCAGAGCCACACGCCCAATGGCAATGGATTCGTGCGTCAGTTTCTGAATGGATATCGTGAGTGCGACTGCTCGGGTGGATTCCCCAGCATGTCCACGGGCAACATTACTTCGTTTTCTTGAGCTCGCGCAGCTGCTTCCTGAGCGTCGTCCGCCGTCCCTTGTCAACATCGGGGGAGTACGAGAAGAAGAAGGTCAGGAACTCCTTGCTCGCTCGGTCCTTGGAGAGTTCGCCATACAGCTTTGTCTTTTCCTTCAGCATGTCGTGCAGGTTCGACTGCTCGCCGAGGCAGTCCGTCGGCGTCAACAACTTGAATCGGCGCTTATTGGCGTGGTGGGCCAACTCCATCAACCGCTGAGCCACACAAAGAATGTGGCTCACCCTGTCTTCGTCAATCCCCGAATACACATATGCAAAGTAGAATTGCAGCGTTGTCGGAATGCTGGCAATCTTGATCCCGTCCGCGGTTTCATGATAGCTATGGCACGCCTGCGTTGCGTAGTAGCGGAACATACATCCGTCGGATTCAATCACCTCCGTGCACTCGGGAAGGATCGCATTGGCCTCCGTCACGTGGGCCTTGTGTCCCTTGGTCAAACGGGCAATCACATCGGCCTCTGCCAACAGGGTCACGGGGCTCGTCCAAGTCGCACTGGACGAATGGCGTTCGGCGGCATTGAATCCCAGCAACACCACGGGCTCAGACTGGAGCATCTTGATCACCTCCTTCTTGCGGTGGGGAGTCAGTACCTCGTCTGGCGGTGCATGACTCTTGCAGGTCAGTGGATACTCGTCATTCAGAAGCATCATTCGGGTGTACACCTTGTTCCAACGAGATACATCGCCTTCGGGGCGCGACAGCTCGAGATAGGTGGACATGCGCAGAAAGTTCGGAGTCACATAGTGAATCCCCTCCTTCACATACCCCTCATCCCACAGCCGATCGAACAAGCTTGCATCCATCTGGGACACATCCGCTACACCCGTGTAATCACCAAACACCTTGAAGGTTCCCAAGTGGACGCCCGGCTTCACTTGCACATCGGGGACGCCCGCAGTCTTCAGTTTGTCTGCCACCTCCATCGCGTGTTCCTGGGGCGTGGCGCTATAAAAGTCATAGTCGGGCACTTCACGAGTAAAGTCGTAGAACTGGTCCTTGGGTTTCAGCAAATTGTTGATGGCTGTGCCCCCGTAACACATGACCCGATGCGACTTCAAGAACGCCTCCACGACACGGATGGATGTCTTGACACTCGGGTCTTCTGTCTGTTCCTGTTCAATCTTCTCCAGCTGTTTCTCGGCGATCTCGTTGATTTGGGCAGCGTCAGGATCGCTCATTGTTAGTAGACCGACAAAAAGGGATTGGCTTTCTTTTTTTCCTTGTGAGGCAGCAAGATGCCCAGTCGGTACAATCTTCGTAAGCGCGATGGAAAGACAACCAAGTGGGTCAAGGACGAGACCCTGAACCAGCCCGACTCCGAGTCCGAGGACGAGGACTATGTTCCTCCGTCTGAGTCCGAATCCGAAGAAGAGGAGGAGGAAGACTGTGAAGACGAGGAAGAGGAAAGCGAGTCTGAGGAGGAGGACAGCAGCTCGCTTCGCATTCCCAAGGGAGCCAAGGTGTCTGTTAAGCTTCACATCCACACCATGGCAGGTAAGGGGCGCATCGACATTGAGGAAGAGTCCGAGTCGGATTCGGACGAGGAGTCGGAGGAGGAGGATTTCATCGGGCACCTCATGCAGAAGTATGTGGGCAAGAAGGGCCACGCACCTCGTCGGTCCAAGGAGAAGGAAGAGGAGGCCCCTGCCATTGAGCTGAATGAGGACGAGGAGGAGTACTACGAGGATCTTCCCAAGTCCAAGCGTCGTCGTCTCAATGAGCAGATGAAGCGCTTGTCCACGCTGGTCTTGGACGGCGATGTTCCCTACAAGTTCCGTGTCCTGGACCTTGACATTGCCGACACCATCAAGGCGTCCGTCATCAAGAAGATCGACATTCTCACGGAGATGTCCATGGAGGGCGAAGGGTACAAGCTCCGCTCCTGGGTCGATGCGTTCCTCCGCATTCCGTTCGGCAAGTGCGTGCCCCTGCCTGTGACCATCAAGGATGGGCCCGAGAAGTGTGCTGGCTTTCTGGAGGACTCGACCAAGACCCTGGACACGGCCGTCTACGGAATGACATCGGCCAAGACGCAGATCATGCAGATTCTGGCCCAGTGGATGTCGAACCCTGGGTCCGTGGGCAATGTGATTGCGCTCAAGGGTCCGATGGGTGTGGGCAAGACCTCGTTCGCTCGTCATGGTGTGGCCAAGGTCCTCCAGCGCCCGTTCGAGTTCTTCTCTCTGGGCGGTGCATCGGATGCCTCGAACTTTGTGGGTCACTCGTACACCTACGAGGGCTCGACCTGGGGACGCATTGCCGACTCCATCATGGCTGCGCGGTGCATGAACCCTGTTCTGTACTTTGACGAGGTGGACAAGATTTCGACGACTGCGCACGGAGACGAGATCACCAGCATGCTGATTCACTTGACAGACCGCTCGCAGAACAGCCAGTTCCACGATCGCTACTTTGCTGGAGTGGACTTTGACTTGTCCCAGTGCTTGTTCGTCTTCTCCTTCAACGACGAGAGCAAGATCCACCCCGTGCTCAAGGACCGCATGCAGATCATCAACTGCTCGGGCTACACCTGGGAGGAGAAGGCCTCGATCGTCAACCAGTACATCTGGCCGCAAATCCTCGAGCGCATCCAGCTCAAGGACCAGCTGACCATGAGCGACGAGGCCATCAAGTACCTGATCTCCGAGTACTCAAAGGAGGAGGAGGGTGTTCGCAACCTGATCCGTACCGTGGAGACCTTGGTGACCCGTATCAACCTCCTCCGCATCGCAGGAGAGACCACGGCCAAGAAGTATGTCTTCTACAAGGACATCAAGCTTCCTCTGACCATCACCTCGGACTTGTGTCGGCATATTCTGCAGGACACCCTGCGGCAGACGAATGAATCCTTCAGGCACATGTATACATAATGAAGGTCTTCTCCTTCTGCCTCTACGGCACGGAGCCTAACTATTACACGGGTCTCCTGGAGAACATCGAGATCATTAAGCAGTACTACCCCGATTTTACCATTGTGGTGCACAAGGGCTTTTGTGATCCGTCGTGGGTCATTCCCGAGGGCGTGGAGATCAACATCACGAACCGCGGCGGCGCAATCAATGCCCTTCTCCGCTACTTGTCCTTGCACACGGCCGAAGTGGGCTTTGTTCGTGACACGGATTCTCGTATCACGGCCCGCGACCGTTGGTGCATCGACCAGTTCCTGAAGTCCGACAAGATGTATCACAGCATTCGCGATCACTACTGGCACTCCTCGAAGATCATGGCAGGTACCTTCGGGTGGAAGAAGCCACTGCCGCTCATGATCCCGACACACGAAGTGGAGTATGGGTTCGACGAGCAATTCCTCACACAGTATGTGTACGACTTGGTGAAGCCGGAACTCTTGCTTCATACATGCAACCGCGCCTATGTAGGCGAACATGCGGAGTGGATTGATCGGCCTTACGATGACGAATACGATTTCGTGGGAAATGTCATTTGGGACGGCAAGCCCAAGTTTTCCCACATGTTCGATGTCGCACGAGACGTGAGCATCCTGCAGGGTCAGGACCAGTTCGTGCTCGTGAAACGACTCACTGACTTCTTGGATCCCCTGAGTATCCCCTGGCACCATCGCTGGGATACATACGATGCAGCATTTCGCGCATGCATGCATGTCGGAGACCTAGCAAAGGCGCAGTTCTGGATGCGAGCGTTTGAGTTTGCCGACATTCACCCGCATATCATGCGGAACTCCAACTTTTTGGTTGCGTGCCTTGGGAAGGTGGTTGCAAGTTTCGACCCCAAGCGCGAACCTGCAGAGGGCGAAGTTGTCATTGTCTACGGGGACTACCCCGATTGGCACCGTGCACTTCCTGGGACCAACAAGATGTATCGCCACGTGAGCTTCTTCTACACTGTCAAGCACGACGTGGTCGAATCTCACCCCTGCTGGGACTCTGTGGATATTATCTACATTCTCAACTTGGAAGAGCGAGTCGATCGGTATATGGAGACATTGTCGTCTCTGGCAAGAGTCGCGGCCCCTCTCCACAAGGTTCATCACTATAAAGCCAAGACGGGTGGACCGCTTTCGCCATATACAGGAGCAACGAAGAACCATGTGGATGTTATGCAGCACTTTGAGGACACTCCTGAACTGAAGACCTGTATGATTGTGGAAGACGACATTGTCTTCACGGGCGACGTGGATCGCGTCAAGGGATCGATCGCAGAGTTCTTCCGCAGGTCGTACGAGTATACAATGTGCTTCTTATCCCTGGCTCGTTTCGAGCCTCGACTTCCACACGACGATCTCTTGTCCATCAGCAAACAGCCGTGCACGACATCCTCTGCGTACTTTCTGCACAAGCCCACTTCGGCCGAGGTTCTTCGTGTTGCGCGGGAAGGTCTCAATATCATGATAGAAACGGGCGGAGAGAACTCGGAGGCATGCATTGACCGATATTGGTGTTCGAAGCTTCCCACCATTCATTTTTTCAAGGACAAGCTGGCCTATCAGCGCCCGGCATATTCGAACTTGATGCGTACAGTGATTGCGCATCTAGATTGACATCCACTCAAGCGACGAGAACGGAATGTCCACTCGGGCAGGGTTGGCATCGGCAAAGCTGACATAACAGGACACCGTTGTGGGGTCGGACAACCGACACGACAGACAGTATTCTACAGCAGCCGACTTGAACACAAAGGGCAGAGTAATCCGTGTGACCTTGTCAATGGACTGCGTCTCCACGAAGAGATGGTAATACTTGCGGGGCTTTGCGTACTCCACCATATGCACCAGCGTCCAGAACTTGTCGCCCACCGAGATTGGAGGTGCGGATCCACAGAACGCAGAGAACAGCGGAGGTGTTGGAATGGACCTACGGATCCCTTGGCGGTCGAGCACTTCGAATGGCGACCATCCGTAGATCATCATGTCCGTGCCCTGGATGGGCAGCCAGTTCTTTTCGCACTGGCGACCATACGGCGACTCCAGGATCTTGCAGTCAGAATACTTGCCGTCCGACCCATACCGACCATTGAGGAGACGCACCTTGCCCTCTGCGTGCTCCTGCGTCGTTGCCACAAAGGACAGTCCATCGGTGTTTTCGTACAACCTGAGGTCCTCCAAGCCCTTCACGTGGTGCGGAACCTTGGGCATGCCAACCGTTCCATCGTCCATCTTTGCCACCGCCGTCATGGTCTCGAGATTCACATACGCATTCTCCGTCAGCACGGGCTGGTTCGGAGGTGTCTTGTACTCCCCATTCTCCATCCAGTAGTTGATGTAGCGGACATTGGCCATCGGATATCCGCACACGGAAATTGCAGAGGGCCTGTATCCCGGGAACGGCGTCGGAAGGCGCGGACCCAAGTCCGAGTGCAGTGCAGCCACAACAGGCTGGACATAAAACTGGAAGTTGAAGATGACATTGGCCCGATTGTGGTCCGTCTTGAGCAGGTACTCCATGCAGGTGCGCAGACCCACCTTGCGGTCTGGCTGGACATAGAAATCGAGAATCGTGCGCTCATAGTCAAACAGATACTTGTACACATCCATCTCGAGGAACAGAGAATCGGAGCTCATGGGCACGCGCTTCCCCTCAATGAGGTACTGGTAGGCCTTGAAGTGCCTCGAGTGCTCGCGAAAGTGCTTGACCAGCTGATAGTAGGACTCTGCCCTCGTGGGCCGCAGGGCAATCGCCTTTTGCATCCAGTACTCAAACTTGGGAATGTTGTTCAGGTCGAGCCAGCACTTGCCAACCATGTAGTGGCTGTACCAGATCTCCTCGTCCCATCCTCCTGTGGCAATGCGCTTCTTGTACATGCGTCGCGCGTCGTCCCAACGCCGCAAACAGTGGTAGGACTGGGCCAGATAGAACATGTAGCGACCATTCCCAGGTTCATCCTGCAGCCCCTTCTCCAGCAGACGAACATCGCGCTCAAACTTGTCGGACTTGCACCCTCCGTCGTTGCGGTCGTCAATGAAGCACACTGACCTGGGCAGATGCGTGGTCGGCCCCGACCAATACTCGTGGGTCACGCCTACACAGGTCCACGGAAAGTCCATGCGAACCAATCGGGTGTTGGGATACTCGAGCGTTCCCGCCGCCTGCACAACGGTATATCCAGGCTCCGTTAGGTTCTGTTGGAGGAGAGTTCCCGGGTTGAAGATCATATCCGCGTCCAGCAAAAGGCCGTAGGTATCCTTGAGGTCCCAGCACTGCTCCTTCAGGAACGCATGAGCGCGAACAAAGCTGACGGACCGATTGTACCCAAAGTCCCGCCATGGCTCGACGGTGACACACCCTACTCGTGTCTCGAGGAACTCCTCGGCAATCTGGACGGTGGTGTCCGTCGACCCCGTGTCAAGGATGCAGAACGCATCTGCCACCTTGTCGACAGCCTCGAGGCAGCGCTTGATGATGGCCGACTCATTCTTTACCATGAGAATCAACACAAGCTTCATCTGCGTCGGTTTAAGGAAACCAGACTCCTCGCGTGTAAACAAATGTCCACCGACTTTGTCAAGCAGACCCTTCGTGAGAACTTGGGACGCGTCGTGATCCCCCACGTGGCTGACGGGTTCTGGAGCATCTACGACAATGCCAAGTCGGCGTGTGAACGGAACAAGCAGCCCGACCAGATCCTGCGTACGTTCCAGAATCTGCTGACGCAGGTGCCCAAGTGGACCTCCGATACCCTCAAGAAGGAGGTGGATCGTATTGCCACTGCATCCAAGTGCGATTACATGGAAGACCTGCTGTTGGGTGTCTTTGTCAGCTACATCCGTGCATTCGCCTCGCTTCAGCAGGTGCGGTCGGAGCATGTCGACATTCCCTTCACGCGGCCGTCCATGGAGGTCTTTATCCACAAGTTCTACATCGTGGCGGCCCGGGGGTTCTGGTCCAATGCGTATCTGTTCAAGACGGTGGGTGTGACGTCCGAGCAGCAGGCCCGTAACCGTCGCGACATTGAAGTGATGCTGGTTGACATTCTCAACGAGGTGATTGACAGCTTCATCCCGTGGAAGGACATCAGCAAGGCGTACTTCAAGGCCCCAGAGGAGGGTGCGGTGGCCCCTGCGCCTGCGCCTGCTCCCGAGCCTGTGGCGCCGCCGCCGACGCCCGTGGAGGAGCCGAAGCCCGCTGTGAAGTTTGGAGAGAACGAGACACAGGAGTTTGAGTCGGAGGCGGAGGACTCGGATGACGAGCCGCCTGCCATCAAGCTGGGTGAGGATATTGGGCTGAGCGAGGATGACTTTGAGTCTGACACAGAATCCGAGGCCGAGGGAGAGGTGGACGTCAAGCCTTCCTCTGATGCCGTCGCGTTGAATCTGTGAGTTGAAAAAGATGAGAGCCAGACAAATGGACGAGATGTATTACTATGCCATGATCGTGGGAGTGGTTGTGGCTGTGGCAGCTGTCTTGTATGTGATGGACCGTCGGTCCAAGGAGGAGCCGATGGTGTTCCTTGACGGGGCGAAGATTGCAGCTGGAGCGGGTACGCTCGCAGGTGGAGTCGTCTTTGCAATGGGTGGCTCGGATGGCGTGTCTGCAGCTACCGAGCCGATGGTGACCGCCGTCCAGGATATGTTCGTGGGCAAGCCCGAGTTCTAATCCTTGGCCGCCCGCTTCTGTGCCCGCGTGGCGTCCACAATACGCTTCCTTGTTACCTTCAGCGCGGCATTCGCTTGGGCAAGTATCTTCTTGGCTCGAGTAACCCTTCGCGTGGCAGACACCAGTCGCTTCGTCTCGGCCTTTACGCGATCGTGTGTCATTGTATTGGAGACAGAGTTTTAGCTACGACGGCGGCGGCGTGTCCGTCCACCCATGACACCGCGCTTGCGCGTGTGACCAGGCAAATGTCCTGTCATTCCATAGCGCTTCGGATCCGCCTGCACCTTTGCTAGGGCAGCGGCGTAGGAGATACCCATGTGCTTTGCAAGTGCTTCTACCGTCGTCCTTGCATGGGGGGAGATGCGACTGCGAGTCGGCATTACACACTATGAAGAAAGTTTTGGATCCGAGCTCGGTAGCATGCCACCCATCGGTGGAGTTGGTGCGTCGAAATCCGCAGGCGCCATCTTGCGAGAGTTGGTGTATTTCTCATCGTGCGGGAGAGACATCAGTCCGTAGAGCGCGACCAAGAAGACAAATGTATGGAGAGCAAACCCAACCGCCGTAGGGCAACCGCCCTTCGACGCTACGGCGCCACCAAACAACCGAGACGACAACCTGAACGAGGTGGGACTGGCCACCAGGAAGAACAGGAGAGCCGAATACAGAGAGTACTTGAACTTCAGACCTTCGGTGAGCGCCATTATCCTTCAATCAGCAAAAAGTGCTGTCCAGCGGGAATCCGCGGTACCACGAACTGCTTGAACCTAGCCATCTCCTTGCGAGGGATTGCCGTGTCCTTGCAGTATCGGGCAATGGCCTTGTACAGTCCGAATCCGTGGTAACGATCGTGGTTGTCGCGCTTCTTGCGGAACATGACCGATGATCCATCGGGAAGTGTGGTCCAAGCCAGGAAGATGGCACGCAGAGGGCTTCCCGTCAGTGCATCAGGACCCTTCGGAAACATATCCCAGAACACTGAGCACGCAAACCGCGCCAGGTCGAAGGACGGATTCAGTCCAATGCGCGGGTGCGACTGGTCGTAGAAGGGCTCGCAATTGTACTGTCCACCCGCCTCCTCGTCGGGCTTGAACTGACTGCTCAGAAAGAACCGCGGTTCCTTCATACCCTGGAGCTTGACGGACATGCCTGCACGGTCAAAGTCAATGATCTTGATCAGCTTGCCATAGGTGGGAATCGCATAGCAGGTTCCACCCACATTGTAGTACAGGAACTCCTCGGTCGTGGAGACGAACATGACATTGTTTCCGTGGAGGTCATTGTGAACAAATCCGCAGGTGCGCTGAGCATGGGCAAGGGCCACCACAATCTGCGCCACCCAAGCCATGTGGTGGTCGGGGTCGCTGGACACCTTAAGCAGATCGTAAAAGGTGCCCTCGCATACCTCCATGATAGTTGTGATCACGGGCACATCCTTGAAGGTGGCCCATGCAAAGGGTTCATCGTCTTCTTCGGGCTCATCGTCGTCCTCCTCCTCCGACTCGTCTTCACAGTCGCACGATTCAATCTCATACACATCCTCGTCCTCGTCGTCCGACTCTTCGCTGTGTTCGCTCGACTGGATCTCGTACTCCTCCACAATTGTTCCAGCCTGAGGGGTCTCCACATGAATCGCCTCCAGATCAGTGGTCTCCAGCTCAATGCGCGCATCCTCCAGATCCACGGCCGACCGACGACCGCGCGTATGCGTGAATCCACCCTCTGCTCCATCGTCGTGAAGGCGGAGCTCGAATGTCTTGCCAATCTGGTCGGCGAACCACGGGCGGTCGCAGAGGTCCTCGTAGTCGTCGGAGATGTTCACTTCGTGCTTGGTGGCCACTGCAGTGTATACACCGTAGACCTTAGGGAAGTGGGCACATCCCGTCCCCGACAGGGCAATCGAGGTCATGGCCCCGACGTAGCCCGCCGTGTGGGGACTCTGTGTCTGCTCCTCCATCTCCTTGGCCACCTCCGCTGGCTTCGGAAGCGACGGCACTGCATACACGCCCTTCATGGTCTTGAACGGGCTCAGGACCATGGTCGTCTTCCGATGGACGGGGGTCGTGCGAATCTTCGTGGTGCGTACACTGCTCGCATCCACTACGGACTCAACTTCCTCGGGCAGCTTGACACCGTACTCCGACAAGTTGGACAGCCTCTCCGTCTTGAACAGAGTCTCCAGAGGAGGGAAGAAGGGCTGCATGTGGGTCAGATCCCAGTGAGTGCCATCCAGCTTCGGGTAGCGATGCAGCTTTAAATCCAGAGACTGGGTCCTTAGTTCCTTCACCATTGTCTTGAGATGGAAGGAATGAAACACTGGGTCTGAACGCCTACTTTCTTTCCACGGGACAACACAAGATGAACTTTTCGCTGAAGAAGTTTGACATTGGGATGATCAAGGCTCGATGCGAGATTGATTCTCGCAAGAGTCCGATGATGGTGGTGATCGGAAAGAAGGACACGGGCAAGTCCTTCTTGGTGCGCGACATCCTCTACAATTGCCAACAGGACTTCCCGGTGGGCACAGTGATCTCGGGCACAGAGGTGGCTAACGAGTTCTTTCAGCACATGGTGCCGTCCAAGTTCATTCACGACAAGTATACGCCGCAGATTGTGATGAATGTCATCAAGCGCCAGATGACCATGAAACAGAAGCGCAACACGGCCAAGACTAGCGGTGGAGGGCAGTCGAACATTGACCCGCGCGCCTTCCTGATTCTGGACGACTGTCTGTATGATTCGTCATGGATCAAGGAGGAGTCCACGCGATATGTGTTTATGAACGGTCGTCACATTGACATGATGACGATCATCACTATGCAGTATCCGCTGGGTATCACGCCCAATCTGCGCACGAACGTGGATTTTGTCTTCATTCTCCGCGAGAATATCCTAGGTAATCGTCGTAGGATTTACGAGAATTACGCAGGTATGTTTCCGACGTTTGAGATGTTCTGTACGTTCATGGACCAGTGCACCGAGAACTTTGAGTGCTTGGTTATCTGCAACAATGTGAATTCCAACAAGCTGGAGGACCAGGTGTTCTGGTACAAGGCCGCCGAGCATCCGCCGTTCAGGATGTGCGACTCAACCTTGTGGGCGAACAATCAGCCATTCCATTCGGCTATTCTCGCCGCCGACGACTATACCGCTGGCGCCGTCCAGAAGAAGAACGCCGTGTCCGTTTGGGTAAATAAGACTGGTGGCGACGGCGGCGGGAAGTAGAGCGACGACGACCGCCTTGGGCGGCAGGTGCGGCAGCGGCGTTGCTCGGTGCGGCGCGCGCGGCTGGAATAAGAGCCTCCAGCCTCTCGGCTGTCCTCAGTTCGTCTTCTAAGTACTTCAAATGCAGCGCCTCCGCCGAGGCTTTCTCCATATCAAGGCTTGTCTTGACTTCAACTTGTGCCGTCAGTGCATCAAGGAGACGCGCAACCCACGAGACTCCAACCAGCGCACTCATCACCCATGTAATGCAGAGCACAACGGTGACAGGGTCTTCTGCGACAATACCGGCAATCGTCATTCCGAGCACATTCGACCATTTGATATAGGTCATTGCGTCATTCTTGAATAAGTATGCCATCATGAACATGTAGGTGTTGAAGGGTGACATGAAGTTCTTGAACCCCGCGAGCACATTCACGGCCTCGGACATCTGTTCCCGCTTTTCTCGCTCTGCACGGATACTCTTGACTATCTGGGCTCCTTCGGTCTCATCCTTCGCTGTTATATCGGTTCCAGATTCAAGTGCCTGAGGAGGCTGTTGACTGAGAAGACCAGCTGTCGAATTGAAGTACTTCTCGTAGTCCGCAACATCAGCGAAGTTTGCGTCCACAGCTGCCCACCCTTTCAGGGTCTCGAGATCACTCAACACCTTGGCAGCTGCCTGCTTTTCGGCTTCAGCTCGAGTTCCAGGGCTGTCTTGGATTTTCTTGACCGATTTTCCAAACCAATTATAGGTTCCCGCGACACCTTCCGCAGCTGCCTGTGCACCTTCAACTCCAACCTTTCCAACAGCCGCGAATGCCATATCAGCACCTACCGCCCCATTGTACACCGCTGTCAGTGTCGCGTCACCCAATGCAGTAGCAACCATCTGGGCAGGAGCTGTAACTGCGGCAACTGCCATTGACGCCTTGTATTGTTCGGATTTCAACCTGAGGCCTAAGTTGATTAATTTATCCGCGATTGGCATGAAAGCAATTCCAGCCGATGCGAGCAGTCGAACTAACCGATTTGCCATGGAGGGCCCTTCTTGGAACTTGCCCAGAGCCTTCTTCCTTGCCTCCACCAACTGACCCTTGACTGATTGGATATTCTTCCTGAGGACAACTGCATTTGATGGCAGTTTAGCAGTGATCGTCGCGAGTGCAGTTCCGATTGCTTTGTCTTCTTCGTCTTCGTCAACTCCTCCGCGTTGGCGGCGCCTTTTCCCGCCCTTTGACACTGTCTTAAGGCCGATGCACAGCTTGAGATACTCACCAACTTCTGCGATGTTGCTTACCTGCGGATCACCGAGCCCGAGTGTGATTGCCATGTACATGAAGAGAATAGTCCAGCAGGTTATGAACATAGAGACATCCCTCCTCTGCTCAGGAGTAAGTTTGAGGTCGGGCGTCTTGATGTCCGACAATTCCCGAATCTCGGTTCCACTCATTACTTACCCCCAAGACTTTACTCGCGGATAACGCCCTCCGTGGGGTGGACGGGCACACTCAGGTCCGTCAACTGAGCCGACCCAGACGCAGACGCGGCATTGGATGCGGCATTCGTGCCGCCAGCCGCCTCAATGGCATTCGCCTTGCGACGACGCTCATTCTCCTCCTTCTGCTTCTTGATGGACTCGTCGCGCTGCTCGGCAAAGAACATGTCCTTGTTCACCTCGTTCTCCTTGTACTTGCGCATGAGCTCGTTCAGCTCGCGCTCGGCGTACTCGACCTCGGGCATCAGGTGCTCCGAAGGGTCCCACGGCAGCCAGCATCCGACCTTGCCGATGTACAGGTTGTCCTTCGGGTACTTGCGCTGAAGGACCTTGGCGAACATCTGCGTCTCCTCCACGGACGGGAAGCAACGACGCACCTTGACGCCGCGGATGTTCGTGCGGAAGTTCACGGCTGAATCGAACTTCTCCTGAAGCTCCTTCTCGTGCTTGAGCATGAACACCTGGTACTCCTCGTGCACATCGGTGGCCTTGACCTCCTCATTGCGCACCTTCACGAACTCCTCCGCGTCCTTCAGGAGGTCGTCGACCTTAATGGAGTACTTCTTGGAGACGAACGCCATGAGGTGCTCGAGACCCTTGACCTTCCACTGGTAGTCCATCCACGTCACGAACTCCTTGAAGTAGAACTCCTGCTTCTGCTGAATCACCTTCTCGGGGCTGATGAACGAGATGATGCAGTAGCGCTGGTTCGGGACCTCGGGATCCTCATCTAAATAGTCGATACGGGTGCCGTCGTCCTCGGTGATGGGAAGCTCAGTTGCAGGCATTTTGTCTGATGGGCGTCCAGCGTGAAAATACCTTTGGAGGATATAATGTACGATCTCTACACCTGTGCAGTCGTGTTCTTCCTGCTCTGTCCTGGCGTGATCGTACCGAGCCTCCCAGGAGGTGTCGTGTGGAGTGCGTTGCTCCATGCCATCGTGTTCTATGTCGTCCTGTACTATGTCTCGAACTACATCTCCTGGTGGTTCGTCTGGACGATTGCCGCAGTCGTCCTTGGCACCCGTTTGTTCCTCGGGTCTGGGTCTGGATGAATTTCTTTCGCGACCAATGAATAAAATGGAGTCTAAGCCGAAGCCTACTGCCGCCCCTGGCCTGGATATGTCGGATCTGTTGATGCGCGTCATTAAGTACGCGCTTGAGGGCCTCGCGGTGGCCATCGCCGCGTATGTGTTCCCTGGGAAGACACTCAAGGTGTCGGAGGTTGGCATGATCGCCCTCGTCGCGACGGCCACCTTCGCCATCCTCGACATCTACGCCCCGAGCGTCGGGGCCTCGGCTCGCACGGGCGCTGGCTTCGGTATCGGCGCTGGGCTGGTCGGCTTCCCGGGTGGTGGCCTGCGCGTCTAAGCGGCGACCTTCAGTGCGTCTGTTACCAGCGTAACAGCGCCTGTGGTCACGGCAGCGGCGTATCCATTCTGCGTGTGCTGAGCAATCGTCAGAAGGGTCGAACATGCAGGACTGGCGGTGAGAAACAGCGATTGTGCAACTTCCTGGACAGTGTGCGGCATGCACATCGAGTTATGGGCCGCCATCGATGCGTAATGGACCCCGTAATTGAGGACAATGGCAAGAATCACCTTACCGACTGCTTCCATTTACCTTTAGCAAAAGAGACTATGTTAATGCCTGAATTTGTTTTACGCTACCAAGGACGATGGTTCGTCGTGAACCCGCGTCCTTATGAGCCTGAGAGAATGACCACGGATGTGGCGTGGATGCAGCTGAAAGAGAACGTATCTGCAGAAGAGGCCTATCGCCGCTGGTATGAAAAGCAGCGTAGAATTTCTCGTCTCTTTCAACAATGTACTGGCTTGAGTCGGCCTTCCTCCTCCTGATTGTGGTATTGACCTATATCTATTGGAAGCCGACCCTGCGCCCTGCTCTGCGGGAGACGCTCGAGGGCAATGCGACCCTGTACTTTTTCTACACGGACTGGTGCGGTCACTCGCAAAAGGCCAAGCCCGAATGGGAGGCGCTTCACCTTCCTGCGACATACGGCACGACCAAGGTTGTCGGCAAGACAGTGAATTGCGAAGAGGATGTAGCCACGTGCACTGCCTACGGCATCGAGGGATATCCGACGATCAAACTCGAGGCCTCAGACGGTATCACGGACTTCACTCAGCGCGTCACTGCTGCTTCGCTCAACCAGTTTCTGGTATCCCAGTTTGGAGAAAAAGCGTGAGGCCTGTTCGTATCCAGTCGTCAACATGTATGTCTTCTCCTCCTCTGTGACATCTGACAGAGGACCCAGCTTGGTCTCTTCAAAATCCAACACATTCGGGTACTTGGGTCGCAGGCCCTCGCGAACATTGGCATAGACATTGCGGAAGAACTCCCCAATCTCCATCGCTTCAAGTGCAGACGGAAACAGCGGTCCCTGCGCATATCCGATATGAAAGACCAAGGTTCCCTTGGGCACCACGCTAACGATGCAGTCACACTTCACTCCTCCGTCGAGGAACACATTGTTGTTGATGATCTGGGGCTGATAGACGCCTGGAATACACGACGACGCTTTGATGGCGGCCAGCAATGGAATTTGTCCAGTAAGTAGACTGGTATTCTTGCGCGTCAGGTTGGCAGCCACAATCCACAACTTCTGCGGCGCATCTGCAATCATCTTTCCTCGAAGGTCAATTCCGAATCGAGCAAAGGAAGTCAAGAGCGCATTCTCGAGCATGTCCATCGAGAACATGCCCTTCTTGGACTGAAACGACATCAGGGCCGACAAGGACAGAGGTGGGATAAAGTTGGACAAGACAAACTCAGTACTCAGCATGGACTCCATCTGGTCGACATTCAACCCAAACGCCAGACATGTTGCAATAATGGACCCGACGGAACACCCGTAGATTCCGTCAGGGAATACCAACGGTTGTCGTTCTGCCAGTGCACGCAACCCACCAATGTGAAGTGCTCCACGAACACCCCCGCCGCCGAGTGCAATTGAGCGGAACATAGTGTGTAGACAAGGCAAGGATGCTGAAAGCCCGTGATGTATGGGACGAGCAAGAGGAACGCAGGGAGCGGAGAATGTCCGCCATGCGTCCCGTTCTTGCCCAGCTCTACGCGAAGATTCGCACTCAGGCGATCCACAATACGAATGCACCCTATGTCGTGTTTGAAGTTCCCAACTTTGTATTTGGATATCCGCTGTTCCAGGTGTCAGAGGCGCGAGAGTACCTGACCAAGACGCTGACTGAATCTGGGTTTCTGGTGTGGCCCGTAAACGACGACAAGTATTTATTGGTGTCGTGGCTGCGGACTCAACAGCGTGCCTCTCACCGCCCACCCTTGCTCACCACATATAGGCCCATGGTATATGACCCGACCGCAATGAACAGCATGTACCGTTCTTGAAAATGGACTTTTTGTTCCAAACACGTACACATCTCATGAACTGTGAACACCCTGACACTGAGTTGGAGGAGGGACAGAAAGTCTGTTGCTGCTGCGGAACAATCCTCGGCAGCCACATTGACGAATCCGCCGAATGGAGGATCTACGCGGAGACGGAGGGCAATCCATCTCGTACGGGTGGCGTGATCAACGATCTCCTACCTGAAGCGTCGTACGGATCCATGATGATGCGAAAGCGGACACCTGGACAATCCGATGAGTCCAAGTCGATTGGCAAGCTGTCGTCGTGGTCTCTGTCGAGTCACGGCGAACGTTCGTGGATGGGAATCTTTGATGCGATTCAGGCCGCCTGTGCTCGCATCGGACTTCCCAAGGCCATCATTCAGGATGCATGTGCGACCTTCAAGCGGATCGAGGATGCGCGCAAGACCCGCGGCGAGTCTCGTCGAGCCCTGATGGCTGGATCCGTGTTTGTGGCATGTCGTCAACACAATGCAACTCGGACGCACGAGGAAGTGGCCGATCTCTTCCGCGTGTCGATTCGCGCCCTGTGCAAGGGACTGGCAAGGTTCGAGTCCGAGGTGTCGTCCGTCTTGAACACACAGCTGGGAATCGCTGAGAGGATCTGTGCAGAGATGAGCGTGACCGAGAGTGAGCGGACCCAGATTCTTCTGCTTATCACCCAGCTCCCCGAGATGGAGCACACGCCCAAGACCATTGTGTCGGGCGTGGTCTCCCATGTCCTGAAGGGGCGGCTGGCCGATGTGTCGGCGGCATCGGGCGTGTCTACTGTGTCAATCCGCAAGATGGTGGACAAACTAAATACCAGTGCCCGCGGCGTATAGAGTGGGATCTGCCAAGGGGAAGAACGAGACTGTGAACGGTGTATTGGTCAGAGTGCTGCTGATGTTTGGCGGCGACGACACGTTGATGTGGCCAGCGCTATTCGCACTGAGTGTAACAGGAGCTCCAGTTCCACTCCAAAACACCATCAGGGCGTCGTCTGACACGGCAATGATGGACACGCCGACGCAGAGGGCAATTGCCACATTCGGATTGCCCGCCATGAACGGCGTACCCGCTGCTCCCGATACACCCTCCGTGGAAGACAGACCCCGTTTTCCACGGATAAAGCCCGATGTGCTAAAGCGAGGATATCCCTTGACATCGCTTTGGTAGTAGATTGCTCCATGTCCATCGTCAACGCGGAACGTACCGTTGACATCCAAGGTATATTGCCCAGGATCCACTCCAAGGGCGAGACCACCTCCGAAGCGTCCAGATCCCGATACATCCAAGACCAGGTTGGGTACGCGACCATTTCCGTCAATGTACGACATGCTGGTATCACCTTTTCCAATGGACATGGTGTTCTGAGAGAGGTCAGCGGCCATAACAATGTTCGAAGTCCATCCCATCTGCATGTAGTAGTTTGTCGGCACAGTCGCTGGGAGGATCGAGTGACCAATGGTAATGTTGTTGGATCCCGTGTTCTGAGCACCTGCCGCCGTCCCGATCCAGATGTTGCAGCTGCCCACAAGACCTGTGCCTGCACCGATGGCAATTGTGTTGCAAGAGGCCGTGCCTGCACCTGTTCCGCCCAACGGATCAATCCAGATCGAATTCACGAGCGCATTCGTGTTTCCGCCGAGGTTGTTTCCGAGGAGGATGGTGTTGGTCGTGTTGGAAATGTTCTGGCCAGCTGTATATCCAATCGTAATGACATCGTATGAGTTAGAGATCTGGCTACCCGCATTGAACCCCAGTGCCGTATTGTTCGAAGAGTTCTGCAGGTTCAGGAAATTCACACCCGCACCCGTTCCAACGAATACATTGCTGTTGGAGTCAGAGATGTCTGCGCGATAGGCAATCAGCGTGTTTGCGGTCACAGTGTTTACATTGGAAATGTCGAGCTGAGTCGTGAAGTTGGATGTGGCTGGAGTGTAGGTGTAGACAGGCCGAAAGACCGAGGTCAGGTATGCCTGCACGTTCGAGGTGCTACTCATTATGTAGTCTCCACAACTTTTCGTTTAGGCAATAATCGCCGTCTAGGTATAATGGCGTTTACACTGTTCCCGATTAAGTCGTCCGAGCAGCACCTGTATCGCATGTACAAGCAGAGCGTCGCGGTCTTTTGGACCCCCGACGAGATTGACTTTTCCAAGGACATTAGTGACTGGGCCAAGCTGTCAGACGCCGAGAAGCACTTCATCGGCCGCGTGTTGGCCTTCTTTGCAGGGTCGGACGGAATCGTCATGGAGAATCTTGTCACGCGGTTTCAGGGCGAGGTCAGCTCGCAGGTGGTCAAGCTGTTCTATTCCTTCCAGAACGCGATGGAGGGAATCCACTCGGAGACATACTCTCTGTTGATCGACACTTACGTCAAGGATCAGGAGGAGAAGGCCAAGCTGTTCAATGCAATCACCACCATCCCCTGCATTGAAAAGAAGGCGGAGTGGGCCCTGACTTGGATGGGGTCTGACAAGTCCTTTGCCACGCGTCTAGTGGGCTTTGCTTGCGTGGAGGGCATCTTCTTCTCGGGTGCATTCTGCTCAATCTTCTGGCTGAAGAAGCGCGGTCTCCTCCCGGGTCTGACCTTCTCGAATGAGCTCATCTCGCGCGACGAGGGACTCCACACCCAGTTCGCCGTGGCCCTGTTCCACACGCTGGAGACCAAGATCTCCGAGGATGCCGTCCACCAGATCATCAAGCACGCGGTGGAACTGGAGAAGGAGTTCATTTGCGACGCGCTGTCCTGCTCGCTCATCGGCATGAATGCCAAGATGATGTCGCAGTACATTGAGTTCGTGGCGGATCGATTGGCGGTCCAGTTGGGCACTCCGAAGATCTTTGGTGCGCAGAATCCGTTTGATTTCATGGACTTGATCAGCTTGGAGGGCAAGACCAACTTCTTCGAGAAGAAGGTGTCGGATTACTCGCGGGCCATCACGACCACTCGGGATGAACTGCGGTTGGACGACGAGTTCTAACGGCGCATCGTACCACGACGGGACCTGCGACGACGACGAGAGCCTCCCTTCTTCCCGCGCAGCTTAGCGCTTGTCGTAGTCTTAAAGTTTTCAACCCCAGAAAACGGGAGGTCCTCAAGGATCTTGTGGTGATCAAGTATATTGTCAAGAACCACCTGACAGTCGGCTTTGGTCAATGCTTCGTCGTCATCCGTAGGACCCCGAACACTAAATGTATTGTTCGCGTGGTACAGCACCGTCAACTTCTTTCCGAGCCTGCTCTTGAACCAATCTACAAAAACCTTCTTCTGTTCTGCTGTCGGGTCTCCTCGCACCTTAAACTCGAAGTAGACTGTGTGCTTCGCAGGCATTTATTGAAACGCAATACTTAATTTAGTGTGTACGGCGAATCGTGGTACACAAAGTCGTAATTGCCAGCGCCCGTCTTGTGCAGGATCTCCTCCCGCACATGAGGTGTGCCTCCAGGGACATCCCAGTAGTCTCCCTGCAGTGTGAACTTGTCGACTCCATTGAAGTACATACGCAGCAGCAAGGCCGCAACCAATAAGCCTGCGACCAAGTAGAGGGTCTTCATTTATGGTGTAGCAAGATTCTTCGTTTCTCCTGAGAGGAATCGCGTCTTGCGTTCACATCAAATGGAGCTCCTTCACGCTGCTGTCGCGCTTCTTGCGTCCATGGTCTTTGTCCTTGCGGGCATGGTGGGTTGGCTGTACTGGCAGCAGACGCGCCTCTTCCAGAACATGAACTCTGTGCTCATGGCGATTGGCGACATCACGCACGCTATGGACAGTTCGGTCCCCGCTGAACCCGAACCCGAGGCCACTCCCGCGCCTGCTCCTACGCCCGCCGACGAGGAGGACGAGGATGATCGTGCCTCGGTCGAGGACACGGCCGCCGAGGTTGTGGATGGCCCGCCCGCCCCGATCGATGTGGACGCGCTTCAGGGTAAGACCAAGAAGGAGCTGCAGGACATGCTCAGCAAGCGCGGTCTTCCCTTTAGCAAGACGGATGCCAAACCCACGCTCATTTCGCTGCTGAAGGCGACTGCGTAGGCGTGGGCGGCGGCTGAGGAGGTGGTGGGCGCCGTATCCACGACAGCCTGATCGGCGCTGGATCCTTGTACTTGGTGCAGTCACACGGCATTTATACAAACCCGTCCATAAATATCAATGAAGGTAGTTAGTCTGGATCCAGGACTGAGGAACCTCGCCTACTGTGTCCTCGAGGGCACATCACGCACCGACGTCCGAATCACAGACTGGAATATCATTGACGTCCTTGGGGAACGGGCAGGTGTCGGTGCCCCAAGATGTCATCAGTGCGCCACGGCGGCGCGGTACGAGCACGCGTCTAATGGAACCTTCGCATGTTCCAAGCACGCGCCCCGCAAGAAGAAGGCGCCGACCAAGAAGGAGCTGACCAAGTTGACTCCGAATCAGCTTCACGAGCAGCTCGCGGCAGCAGGGTTGACGACAGAGGCAACCACGAAAGCGGATTTGGTCAAGCTGCTCTACAACCACCACAAGCAGAACACGTGGAAGAAGTGCGTGTCCTCGGCTATCCAGGGGTCTGTGTTGGACCTGGCACCGTCGATCATCGCGAGCCTGGATGCTCGGGCGTCTTCGTGGGCAGGGGCGGACCTGGTGTGCGTGGAGAACCAAATGGACCGTCGAATGTTCGGAGTCCAGGCAATGCTCCAGATGTACTTTTGCTGCCGAGGATTTCGAGTCCAGGGGGTCTCAGCGACTCACAAGCTGTCGAACATTGTGACAGTGGATGATTCAACTGCAAGCTATAAAGGACGCAAAACGACAGGCATAACGCATGCTCGCGCACTCGTGCCTCAGGTGTGGCAGGAACATTTTGCCAAGCATCCGAAGAAGGACGATCTTGCAGATTCATTCCTGCAGGGTTTGTGGTGTCTGGAGCACACGTCCTAAATCACTTCCTGTGGGTGTAGCAGTTCTTATACGGACGGCAACTGGCCTTTTGCGTGAACCCCATGCGGCGGCAGGGCGTCTCCTTGCAATATTTACGAGACATCAACCGATGTTTCTTGAATGCGCGCCGAGTCTTCATTGTTTTGTAGGCAAGACTTGCGTTCCAAGCTTACGAAACAGACCCGTGAGAGAAGTAAATGGAGACAGACCTCCTCGTAAATCCCAGCATGGTGAGTGGTGGCATGGCCAACATCGAAACCATCGATCTGCCTACGCTCAATTTCGAGGAGTTTGGTGGCGGATCTTCTGGACCTGCGGCCCCTCCTGCCCCGAACCTGGTGCCCTCCTTCGAGAACACGGGCCCCGAGGTGGTGAATGGCATGCGCAACTTCAATGCCGAGCCGTATTCTCCGCAGGTCAAGCGCGTGTCCGACGATGCCATCCTCAAGGAGAAGTACGAGATTCTGCGCAAGTTTGAGCGTCTGTCCAAGATGGGCGTCCCGATGCGCAAGCGCTTCACCATGGACTCGTCCATCGAGGAGATGAAGATGGAGCTGGAGTTCATCAAGCGTGAGAAGTCCATGGACGCAACCATCAAGCAGTTCTCCGAGTGGTTCGTCACGGGCATGAGTGGTATGGAGTATGGATCCAAGAACATTGCCATGATGAAGGCGTTTGGTCTGCAGCTCGATGGTCTGTCGGAGGCGGCACAGATGAATGTGGCTGACCTAGAGGATGACTTTGAGGAGCTCTACGACCTATATGGTGAGAACCTGAAGATGCACCCGATGGTCCGCATTCCTCTGCGCACGTGCATGATGATCTACATGGTCCACCTGACCAACCAGATGGCTCGCAAGGCGCCCATCCCGAACATTGACGACATCATGCGTCAGAACCCCGACATTGCCCGTTCGCTGGCCGCGGCTGCCATGCAGAACCAGACCCAGCAGATGCGTGCCCAGCCCTCGCAGGCCCAGCAGCCGTCCAATCCTCTGTCGGGTCTCATGAGCTTTATGCAGCAGACTGTGCCCCCGCCGCCCCCGCCGAACATGATCCCCCGCCAACCGCAGGAGACCAAGCCCGTACGGATCGGAGTCCGCAAGACCCCTGCGATGCCGCCGATGCCCTCGCAGCAGCCCGCCCCCGAGATGCGCCCGCCGCCGTCGATCGATGAACTCCTGAAGGACATCAAGCAGACTGTGGCACCCGCCCCGAAGAAGGCGAACAACAAGCCTGGTTCCACGGGGAAGAACAGCGTGGTGATTAAGCTTTAATTCTGCGTCCAATATAAATGCCTGGAACCATCATACATTTTTCCAAGGAGTCTCGGAAGGAGTTGGCTGCAAAGGCAAAGGCATCGGAGGCAGCGCTGACGCATGAGCAGAAGGAGGCGCGGAAGAAGGCTCAAGAGGCGGAACAAGAGCGTGCAGAGGCGGCTCTCCAGTCAGAGCTAAAGGAACAGAGGGCAGCGGAAAAGATTTATGCTCATGTTCGTGGACACCATACACGGAAGCACAAGGGTAAGCGGGGAGGAACGCGTCGTCGTCGTGGAACCCGCAAGACACGGTCCACAAGGGCCCTCACGGCCCGTCGTCGCTGAAAACGGACTCAACCCATCCAACGGACAATAATAAAAATGCCCACACTTGAAGTCCAACTCGCTAGGGCTCAGAAGGATCTTGCAGCCCTTGGAGATGCGACTCCTTCGATGTTCTACTTGTTTCGTCGGCGTCGGCCAGACCAATACCACGACAAGGATGCACAAGTGCGTGGACTCAGGGAGCGGGTGAGCCACCTCCAGCAGCGGATTGAGATGAGAAACGAGCAAGCCGAGCTTCGCGGAGCTGCTGAGGCGTTAGTGCGACTTGCGGAACAGTGGGTTCAGACATACGAAGCTCACACATCTGTACCCACTGTTCCTGAGTAACGTTCTGAAACGTCCTCAAGCAAATCGATACATCCTTCGCCGTCTTCTTCCCCATATGCCGACAGTAGTCACAGTTTGTCATGACGATGTACTGTGCCCAGGGTCCCGTTCGCAGCACCAGCGCGTAGAAGGTTGACAGTTGCTTCCATGTCACTACGTTTTTCTTGTGGGACACGTGCTTCTTGTACTTGCACTGAATCGCATAGTACTTGCCATCACTCTCCGCCACGATATCGATTCCGACATCCGGGCGTTTGAGGCTTAGTTGAGTCAGCAGCTCGTCAGGTACATCTTTCAGCAGCCAGACGTTCTTCAACTTGCGGACATGTTTCAGGTACTTGACGCAGAACTCCTCGAATACATCGCCACGAACCTTCTTGTTGTCACGAGTGCGCATCTCGGTGAAGGTATGGGCAGGCTGATCGTACCACTTTTGGCATTCCGTTAGGAAGAGATCAAAGAGACTAGTGCCGTCGGGGCGTTCGCGAAGGAAGAGGGCGTGGATATCCATGGTAGTCTCCATGAGTGAGGCTTCATGAATCCATTTTAGTCATGATGGAACAGCGGCGGGTCCTTGTCGTGGGCCCCACACATCTTCTCCTTCTTCACTTCCTCGAAGCCCTCGCGGCTACGGCTTGACATGCCAGACGCGATGATAATGAACCCAGCCGTCAATAGCAGGGAATACACCAGATCTCTCGTGCCGACGAAGCACACTGCAAAGATTGCGATGCGTCGGAGGAGGATGTTGCGCTCATAGACCTTCGGGTCGTCACTCAGCTCGTCAATAAAGTGGCGCGACCCCACATTGACGAGAATCAACATGATCCCCAAAAAGAGCTTGTGGTTCTCAAGAATGTCAATCATTGTCTAGGAGTGGGAATTTACTTGCTCGGCGCACAGGAGCACTTGTTCGCCTTCGAATCCCAGTGACCACCGTTCGTCGCCGACTCGCAATCCGCCTGGGACGTCTTCGTGGCGTCGCACATGTACTCCGTGCCGCCGCTGCACTGGCACATGGACGCGTGCACCGCGATGGTCCAGAAGAGGGCAACGGGGACGCTGACGTAGAGAGCCAGGTACGCCGCAAGCGCCGTGGCCACCGCGCGACCGACCAGTCCGCCCGTCAGTGGCTTGATCATCTTGGGCGCAACGACACTCAGCACGGCAAGCGCGACGACGACATAGAGTTCATTGGTTCCAGAGAGACGCATTTTACTACAAACCCTCTATATTTTTCTGCCCGCCCAAGAACAAGTGTGGTATGGACTATACCTTGCTCGAGGACGCATATCCCGATGGGGGCGATTTCAAGGCTCGGACGACGGTCAAGGAGGGTAAGTCGGATGTACATGCAGAGCCTAAGCGCCAGGTAAACACGGCTGCCGCAAAGGCAGTGGCCGATCTTACGTCGGTTCTGCCGCTAGACACGAACACCGAGACATCCAATTTCAAGCCGATCCCAACGGCACCGCCTCGGCCCACACTTGCCGCTCGCGAGTCCTTCACGGTCGGGGGTGACGATATGAAGGCCAAGATGGATAAGATCCTGGCCATGGTCGAGCAGAACAAGACGGGGTACGAGCCGAACTCCCATCACGACATGTTTTTATACATCCTGACAGGTGTCATGTTCTTGTTCACCTTTGATACCTTTGTGATGCTGGGCAAGTCTATGCGCGGTCAGTAGGCATGAGGCGCGTCTGCATCGTCGAGAAGTCGTCAAACCCATTGTCGAGGTATTCAATCTCAAAGGTAAAGCTGTTCTGAGAGGCTCCGAATGTAATCGGTGCTGTCAGAGGAGTCGTGGAGGTGATACCACCAAACGGAGTGTGACGACGCAGCGTGATGTGAAGGCGCTGCAGACGGCTGATCGGAGGCGTGAACTCCACATGCTGCTCGTCGTAGGTTGCGTCATTGTAGAACAGCGTCCCCGGGATAAAGGCCGACCCACCCGTTGTGAGCAGGTTGTTGGAATTGAATGTCGCCGTGCTGGTCACGGTGAAGGTTGTCGTCGACGGAACCGACGCAATCTGCACAAAGGCAAGGTTGGCAGCCGCGGCCGAGCACCCCGTGATACACACTGTCTGTCCCACGAAGAACCCGTGGGTGATGGCGGTGGTGTAGGTAACGACCGAACCGCTGGACTGCGCACCTGCAATCGTGGAACCTGCCTGCGCAACACCCACGTCATTCGCAAGCTTCGCGAACCACGAGTCGACATATCCAGACCGATCTGCACCAGGTGCGGTCTCGTCCTTGCGATTCAGTCCCTCGAGACCCAGAAGGATGTAGCTGTCCGTTGGCTGAAACCCGATGGTCGTGGCGGATGTGGACAGAACAACGGGCGCCTGCACCATGGCCGCCTTGAGTGCGATCTTTGTCACCCGCTCGTACACACGGGGCAAGTAGACCACATAGTCGCCCGCATCCGAAACAGCAGCGCCACCATTGGTCTTGACATAAAGCGCAGGGTCGCGGTCGTTGGAATCGATCGTCAAGATCTTTGTCACCTTACGAAGGACCTTCGTGGGTTGACTCTTGTTGACGAGTACCCCGTTGTAGTCGTACTGCTGCTGCATTGTTATGAAGTAAGGAGATGTTTTGAATGCTTACGCGAAGGGAGACGGCGTGCTTGCCGTGGTGACACTGCCCGTATTGGTCACAGTGAATGCGTTAGGTCCAACATCCACAAGCCCCTGCAAAAGCAGCTGAGTTCCTCGGATCACCGACAGCGGGGCAGTGGGCACGATGAAATACTGAATCCCGACCGTGGTTCCGAATGCGTACACATCTTGCCCCGAGACGATGCGTACATTGGTAAGACTTCCGACAAAGCGGTTTGCCTGTCCACCACTGGTTGAATTGCCGCTGATATACCACGGCAGAGTGCTCGTGCCAATGGAGTACGCAGCCAGACCAGCCACCGTAAGAACACAGGTTCCATTCACAAACAGCGATGCAGAGTCTCCACTGCGCATCATGGCAATGTGGTACCATGTGTTTGTCGTAAGGACTACTGCAGACAGTCCAGTCGTGTTGCCACCCATTCCATTGTTGACGATAAGGCGCAGCGCACCGCCTCCTGCTTGTCCGACAATGCCAATTGTAAAGTACGTAGACCCATTGTCGCTGTCGACAAGGTCGTAATTGACCAGGCCAATTGTGGTCGGATAGACCCAAAGTTCAACCGTGAACGGATTGGTACCAAAGTTGAATGCTGCGTTACCGAGGACGCTGAGCTGTTGAGACGCCGTGAAGGTCTCGCTGTACTTTGCAGTCGACGGAGTCACGTTATTGAAGCGCCTCAAGAGAGCGTTTTCCTCCGTGGTGGCCCTGAACCGTTTCATTATGACTTTCCCGCTAAATCTTTATCGGCAGTTCTCCACGTCTTGCCGTGCAGAACAAATGAGTGAACTCGCGCCATGCCCCATGCTTGCTGAGACGCACCTGGACGATGACCCGTGCGCCACGCGGCCATTCCACGGTTGTAGACCTTGGTCAACACACTCAGCGGCACATGCGTGGCCTTGGCGATCGCAGGCAAACCAACGACACCAGGGTACCTGGTGTGGAAGCGAGACGAATACGAGGATGGGTGGCGCTTCGTTCCGCGGTCTGTCGCAAACGGGCGGTACGCAGCAGGGTTCTTCCACGACATACGAGCCCTGCGGGTTAGTTCGCGATGACGCTGGCTCTTCCTCCGCGTGGACAAGCCACGATAGTACTTAGGCGGCCACAACATTGTTCTCTGCGTTTAAAAACAAAATGGGAGAGTCAGGAACCACTCTGCAGATTGCTGAGCGCATTAGTTGGACGGTGGTTCTGGAGGAGTACTTTGCGCAGACGGGTGAGAAGTCCAACGGCTTGGCTATCATGCACAAGAAGGCCGAGAGCATCTTTACTCGCCGCAAGGTGTACATTGACCTCCCCGTGATTGTGGGGTCGGGTGCGGTTGCCTTCCTGAACGCGGGCTCGTCAAGCCTGTTCGCGGATCACCAGTTGGCGGCCACTGCGTTAGGCGTGGGCTCGCTTGTGATTGGCGTTCTGAACACGATTGGAACTTACTTTGCGTGGGCCAAGCGGTCGGAAGGACATCGCATGTCGGCTATTCACTATGCAAAATTGTACCGCTTCATCAACGTGGAACTGCGCTTGCCCCGAGATGAGCGCATGCAGCCAGGTGATTTCTTGAAGTATGTGAAGGACCAGTACGATCGTCTGGCCGAACTGAGTCCGCCTATCCCCACGTCTGTCGCACATGCGTTTGCCCAGAGGATGAAGGATTACAGCGATATCTCCAAGCCCGAGGAGACCAATGGACTGAACAAGATTGAAGTGTTCGTGGACTCAGCTCACGAGTTGGGGGGCGGTATGGCGCCCCTCAGTCCTCCTCCTCGGACACCTGGGCCGAAGATGACGCTGCCGACAACTCCTTCGGTTGCGCAGATGGTAAAGACGGCATGACCATCCTGGCCACGCAGTACTGCCGCTTCTTATACAGAGTATTCCGAGCTCCAAACTGACGCTTGAACTGTGGATCCACGATGTCCACAATAAGCGGATGCACAGCGCGCCCAGCTTTCTCTACTCGCAGGATGCGACCAACGATCTGGTCAATGTCGGGTCTCGGCGTAGCCATTACCAGTGTATTCAAGGATGGGACATCGAAGCCCTCCTTGCACATGCTGTAGGTTGCAATCAGAATCGTCTTGGTCTTGCAGTACTCGGTTCGCACATCCGACTTGACCGCCTGACTCAGAATACAGGCCTGATCCTTGATGTCGGGGGGCAGGCCGTCGAGAATGTCCTTGCAGTGCTGCACTCGGTCCGACAACACCAGCACCTGTCGCCCCTCCTCCAGAACATCGGTCAGAATACGGACCAGCCAGCGAGTGCGGTCCTCGCAGTTCGCCAGCTTGTTGACCATGATGGGTACCGACACCATGCCCTGTGACGACACCACGATCTCATTGAACTCGGGGTCGTTGTTCTCATATTCGTACATCTCCACCTTTACCTGCGTGTCTACGGAATCGCCCGTGTCCGACTTGTACAGCAACGGACCCAGGAACCAGTGAATGGCGAACATCAACTTGTCCTTTCGTTCGGGCGTTGCCGACAGTCCAAGCATGTGCCTTGTCGTAACTTTGGGTAGCGCTTGCACAAACACTTCAGAAGCAATGTGATGGCACTCATCAACGATAACCAAGCCAATGGGGGCGAAGAGGTTATCATTTAA